TTGAAGTTGAGCCGATGTCAGACACCAATATTAAAGAATTTATATCGCCACAAGCGATGTATGATTTCTTTAGATTAAATCAAGTTGCTGTTTTTAGGAGTAATGAACACCCAATAGAGGATTTTGCAAAAGTACTATACACTCTTGCAATCGACGTATTTAACTCAGAAAACGTTAAGATGATTATTGAATTTAATACGTATGGTAGTATTCTATTAAAATATCTTTCTACTGTTTTTTCAGGACGAAACGATTTTGAAGACGAAATGGTTTTAAGATTTAAACACAGACATGACGCAAAAACTGTAAAACCTGGATTAAGACTAAAAAGCGATAATAAATCAGTGTTCTGTCAAAACTTCAAAAAATTGATAGAAATGAATAAGATAAAAATTAACGAAATAGCAACAGTACAGGAGGCAAGTCTTTTTGGAACACTTAAAAATGGGAGCTATGGAGCCCAAATGGGAAATGATGATACAATAATGACCTGTATAACTGCAACTGAATTTTTTCAAACTACCGATTATGCAGATTACGTCGAAGAATTACTGGATATAATTGATCCAGAAAAACATAAATTAATGGAAGAAACTCTCTATAAAGATTTAGATGTAGAGGGTGATTTACAATTTGATATTTATGATCTTTTGTAATAATTCCAAAGATAAATTAGATATATAATAAAAGAAAAAAATAAATTATAGAATTATGGCACTAAGTCCTCAATTATTACAATTTAAGAGTTCTGGAGTTTATAGACTTGAATTTGATAAGTCTCAAACTTCAAACATTGATGTTGAAACTCTTAGATTAGTTGTAGGTACCTCAAGAAAGGGACCTTACAATACACCGGTTCTTATCGAAACCGTTGAAGCATTTATTAATGTATTCGGAGATATCGATAGAAATTTAGAAAAAAAGAGAATGTTTTTCCACAGATCTGCAATTGAAGCTCTTTCAAGAGGTCCAATTTTAGCATTAAACTTAGGAAAAATGGAAACAGGAGCTGATACTGCAAATTATCAAGCGCTTTCTACAACTGGTTCAGTTGCAGATAGCGAAAGTACAGGTGGTTCTGCAGATTACTCTGAATTCTTTAACACTGATAAGTTTTGGACACCTTCTGATGAAAATACTTTAAATGAAATCAATGCTGGTGAAAATAACTTATTAAACTTTGTTAATATCAAACAAGATTCAATCACAGTTATCGCTAGACAAGCTGCTGATGTTTCTGAGTTTAATATGACTGCAAGAGAATGGTATGGCGAAGGTAATGTTCCTTCTCACTTAAATCAATATGATAGAATGTCTGACTACATGTTAGATGTTTTTGTATTTAAAGGAGAGTTTGATCCAGTTGCTTTAGCAAATGATCCAATTTACGGTGATTATTTTGATGCTGATGGTTTACTAGTAGAAAAATTAGCACAATTTGCTAACTTAAGACAAGTAACTCTTTTAGCGCAATACACTGGTTCTATTTTACCAGGATTCAAAGATCTTGAAGGAAGAAACTTATACATTGAATCATTAATTAATGCAGAGGCTAGAAGAACTGGTCTTTTCTGTGCTGTTGATGAGGAGGCTGTATTAGATGAGCAAGGGACTAAAGCTGATTTTGTAGGTCATAAAATCGATGCTGATCAAGATTTCGAATTATTATCACATGTTGTAAAGCAAGGAGCTACTGTTGAACATACTGTTGATTTAACAGGTGCTTCAGTTTCTATTAATCTTGCAGGAGATACTATCGAACTTACAAATGTTTTAGAAACAGAATATAACAATGCTGTTGATGATACTGAAGATTTCTTAGAATCATTAACAACTGGAGAATATGTTAAGATTGATTCTATTACTGTTAATGCCAATAACCCCGCAAATCCAGCATCGGATATCCTAGCAGTTGCATCTTCAGTTATTAATATATCAGCAAATACCGCGTTAACTACTTCTGGTAACGATCTTATTTTAACTGAAACACTATCATCTGGTACACCAATTGATTATTCAACACTATTTACAATTGGTGAATACCTTTCTGCAGATTCTGGTGCTACTGGTGCAAAAATACTTAGTATGGCACATGTTGTAGATGCAACAGGATTAATTGGAACTACAACAATTGCATGTGACGTAGATCCAACTACTCATGTTGATTTAACAGCCACTTCAATTACACCGTACACATCTCTACTACAACCTGAGGGTTCAATTACACCAGCAACAGTAGATTTTACAATTGAATGTGAAGGTGAAGTTGCATTAACTTATGCAACTGCTACAAAAATTGATTTATACCACGTAGAAAACACGAGAGTATTCAATTATGATTTCGCTGAGGATAATGGAGTTTACGCTGCAAATCCTGGAAGTGATAACTTCACAGTAGATTACACTCAACCTAATGCACCACTATCATTTGAACTTTCAGTTGGAATGTATGTTGATTCAATAACTACAGATAGAATTGCAAGAATTGAAAAAATTGCAAAGGTAGTTGATGAACTTACAGGCGGTGTTCAATACACAGTATACTGTAATATCGAACCAGATTATGCAAACAGATATATTAAATCTTTCGCAAACTCTTCACCTTACTACAAAACTTTCGTTTTACCAAAGGCTCAAATTGGAGTTAAGAAAATTTCTGACTATTTAAATACTTTATCTGGAGGAAACGGATTATATGATGCACTTATTGATAAAGATATTATCGACTTTAGATACATTGTAGATACTTTCGGTTCATTTGATGGAAACCTTTTAAATAAGAGACAACTTTCTCTTCTTGCAAAAGACAGAGAAAATGCTTCTGCTATCTTAAATGCGCCAACAATCGCTGAATTTAAATTATCAACTGATCCATCATTTATTGGAAACAGTGGATTCTCTACTTCATTCATCGAAACAGGAGGTAACTTAGATAAAAACCCAACTTCTCTATATACTTTACCAAGTATCGCTGAAGGTGCTAACTACGCATTCTACTATGGACCTGGTTTAATTGTAGCAGATAATGGAAAGGATATTATTGTTCCTCCAGCGGCATACGTTGCTAACAACTACATCGACAAATACACTAATGCTTTACCATGGTCAATCGTGGCTGGTCCAAGACGTGGTGTTGTTTCTGGTGCAAACGTTAAAGGAGCTGAATATTCTTTTGATAAAAATGATAGAGACATCCTAGAGCCATTCGGAATTAACCCGATTGTATTCCAGAGAGGTGTTGGTCTAACAATTTTAGGAAATAAAACAGCACAACAATCTATTAAATCAGCACTTTCTTCTGCACACGTAAGAGAAGTACTTATTTATATTCAAGATGGTATGGCTGATATCCTTAAAGATTACGTATTTGAATTTAACACAGTACAAACTAGACTTGAAATTAAAACTTTAGCAGATTCTTTCATGGAGTCAGTTAAACAAGATGGTGGTGTATACGAGTTTAGAAACGTAATGGACCAAACAAATAACACTAATGAAGTGATTGATAACAATATGGGTATTATTGATACTTATGTTGAGCCAGTTAAAGGTTTAGAAATCGTTGTTCATAGAACTACAATTCTTAACACTGGAGAGATTCAATCAGGAAACTTAGGTTAATATTTAAAGATATATAAAAAAATAAACAATATTAAATAACATGGCTTTACCACATTATTCACAAGATCAGACAAGTAGAAAAGGTAGACAGTTCGAACCAGTACAGGCTAACCTGTTTGAGGTAACTATTTTACCTCCTGCTGGAGTTTCAGATGCGCCGCTAATGCTACAACATGTAAATTCAATCTCAGGATTAGAATTATATAAAGGAGTAGACGCAGTAGCTCAGAAATATAAATTCTCTACTCGTTCTTACGCTGGAATGCCGGGTGAAACTGCAGTTGACATTACAATCAACTTCTCGTTGAACTTGAACGAAGCAAACCAAGCATACTTATACAAATCAATTAGACAATGGTATAATCTTCAATATGACCCACAGACTGGTGCTATGGGACTTAAAAAGGATTACACTGGAACAATTGTAATCGTACAGTTTAACAGAGCTGGAGATATTTATAGAACAGTAACTTTAGAAGACTGTTTCATAACTTCAGGCGCTCCGTTTACAAACGATCTTTCTTACGAATCAGCAGATCCTGCTCAATTAGAAATTGGATGGAGATGTGATACATTCAAAGAAGTATTAGCGTAATTAACAACCAAGATAGGGGATAGTTCTCTGGAATTATTCCCTATTTTTATGAAACTAATATATAATATAATAATATAATAATAAATGAATGGATAAACTGACCAAAAAGTTACAAGTTCTGCTGTCTGAAGATGAAGTAACTATGATTAACAGGATAATCCTTAACGAAGCAATCGAAACAGGCCAAAGACCGGTTTCAGTATCCGCTTTTATTAGAGAAATTATTCGAGAAGAAATAGATAAAAAAGGGAATGATATTAAACCCTGGGACAAAGAAAATATCAAAAAACTTAAAGATAAATAAATATGAGCAACGACAAGGAAATTAATTTAGACGAGCAATATAAAGATATTGTTGAATCTACAGAGAATTCAAGTACTAACGAGCCAGTAAATTTAGGATCTGTCAACATGGACAGATATTCTAACCAGAAAGCACTAGACGCTGATGTCCACTTAGGATATCATGCAATTGATGCAGAAGGACTTCCATCTGGCGGAAGATTTTATCCAGATGATGCTGTTATTAGTGTTAGAGCTGCAAAGGTAGGAGAGATTAGAAACTTCTCAATTGTAGACGAAAATAATCTAGTAGACATGGAAGAGAAACTAAACTACATAGTAAAGAACTGTGTTAGAATCTTTTCTGGAAAAAAGAAGCTTTCTTACAAAGATATTCTAGAAGAAGATCGTTTCTATATCCTACTTTCAATTAGAGATTTAACATTCCCAGAACCTGAGAATAAATTAATCACTAAAGCAAGAGATAAAGACGGTATTGAATTTGACGCTGAAATTTCAGCTAAATATTTCCAAATCTCAGATGTGCCAGAAGAAATTGCAAAATATTATTCACACGAAGAGAGAACGTTCTTAATTGAAACTAAATCTTATGGAATTATTAACATGAGACCGCCAACAATCGGTATCATGGAGGTAATTACAGAATACATCAAAACAAAACAAGTAAATGGAGGTCAATGGGATCAATCATACCTACAAATACTTCCTTATATACAAAAGGATTGGAGAGGATTTAATGAAAAATCAATCTTCCAAGGTGAAATCGATTTCCAAG